CATGCGCAATCGCTTGCTGGGTGCGCGAAACCGCGCTGGTTGTTAATAAACAAGATCTAGCTTACAAACGGGCCATGCTAGGTTCTTTATTTAAAACACAAAAATCGATTAATACAACTGTCCAGGGAATGCACGGGTATGATAGGAAGAAAAAATATGTTAAGCCCGATCCGAAGAATGTAGTTATGAATATTGATAAACCCTTTTTTGTAAGGTAGTGAATAATGGCTTATAGAAATATGAAAAACAAAAAACGAAATTTAGGCAGCAATCCTAATAATCCCGATTCAACTTTATTTAAAAAGTTAACAAGATTATTTTCAGGTCCAATTATTAATTATCGGCAACAACATGCTAGAAAATTAAGACGACACAAGTTAGACAAATACGCAACCACTTTTAGGAGTATGAGCGGCCAGCAGTTTAAAAAGAAAACGTATAATCCTTTTGATCAGATTATGTCAGGAATGATGAAGCAACAACATCGTTCTGAAAGATATGCTGATTTTGATCAAATGGAATTTACGCCAGAATTAGCTTCTGCTTTAGATATATATGCTGATGAAATTACCACTCATACTCAATTTAGTAAGGTATTAAAAATTGATTGTCCTAATGAAGAAATTAAAAATATTTTAGAAACTTTATATTACCAAGTATTAAATGTCGAGTTTAATCTTTTTGGATGGGCCAGAACCTTATGCAAATACGGCGACTTCTTTTTGTATTTAGATATAGATGACACAATTGGTGTTAAAAGCGCCATTGGTTTACCGCCCGGCGAAATTGAAAGATTAGAGGGCGAAGACCCGACAAATCCAAATTATGTTCAATACCAGTGGAATTCTGCTGCAATGACATTGGAAAATTGGCAGCTTGCTCATTTTAGAGTACTTGGCAATGACAAATATGCGCCATACGGTACTAGCATTTTAGATCCAGCGAGAAGAATTTGGAGACAAATGACATTATTGGAAGATGCAATGATGGCTTATAGAATTGTCCGCGCGCCAGATCGACGCGTCTTTTATATTGACGTGGGCGGAATCCCTCCGGAAGAGGTTGAGCAATTTGTTGAAAAAGCAATGACGCAGATGAGAAGACACAATGTTGTTGATGCAAATACAGGAAAAGTTGATTTAAGATATAATCCCGCTTCCATTGAAGAAGATTTTTGGATTCCCGTCCGCGGAGGTACCAGCGGAACAAAGATTGAGAATCTTGGCGGGCAAGCTAGAACTGGAGATATTGATGATGTCAAATATTTAAGAGATAAGCTGTTTGCTGCAATTAAGATTCCAATGTCTTATTTGATTCGCGGCGAAGGCGGCGAGGAAGACAAAGGTTCGTTAGCACAAAAGGATATTAGATTCGCAAGAACTATTCAAAGATTGCAGCGGTCAGTAATATCTGAATTAGAAAAAATTGCAGTTGTCCACCTTTATACTTTGGGATACAAAGGTCATGATTTAATTTCATTTAAATTATATTTACATAATCCTTCAAAAATTGCTGAATTGCAAGAAATTGAACACTGGACACAGAAACTTAATGTTGTAGCCGCGGCCACGGAACAAATTTTCAGTAGAAGATGGGTTGCACAAAATATTTTAAACATTTCGGACGAAGAGTTTGTGCGCTGCCAAAGAGAGCGTTATTATGACAAGAAGGTCGATCAAATGGTTGAAAAGGCTGCAGAAGCAACTGGCGCCGCGGCCGGCGCACTAAGCACGGCTTCTGAAATGGGCGGCGTTCAGGCCGCAACCGGTGCCGAAGAGGCTCCCGCGGCCGGCGAGGAAGGCGGCGCCGACGAAGAAGCTTTTGGCGGTTTAGGCGGCGGAGAAATGGCTCTACCGGCTGAAGAAGAACTGGGTGGCGAAGCAGGCGGCGCCCCAGTCCCGCCAGAAGTTGGTCCGGCCACCGGCGAAGAAGAAGAGGGGGTATTAATGGCAGCCCCAACCGGCATTGGTCCGGGCAAAAGAGATGAAGATCATGCATGGATTAAAGTTTCTAGGGGCGATATAATGGGCCGGCAGCACACAACAACTTCTGGAGCAAAAGGTAAATGGTATAAGCCGAAGGCCAAAGGCATGGATCAAAGGCGCTCGGCAGCGAGAAGAAAGAATATGAAATCGCAAGCTGGGCCGTCACAATTTGGCCGCCGCGGCATCGGCGTTGATGTTTTTGATCGGTTGGCTCATGGCATTGTTTCTGAAAACAAGTCTAATTACAATGATAAGACTGAAAAAGAACTTTTTCAAACCAATATAGAAGTAAAAATGTTGATTGAAAGTTTGGAGAAAAAAACGAATGAAGCTCAAACATAATAAAAGAAGAAATACGGCTTTTTTGTATGAAATTCTTGTTAAAGAATTGACGCGCGCCACCATACAAAATAATTTAAAGAAGAAACAAATTGTTGTTCAAACTATTAAAGAATTTTTTAACAAGAGTTCTGTATTAGGAAGGGAACTTGATGTTTATAAAACGCTCAACAAGGCTCACGGATTAAAAGAAAAAGATGCAGAAAAATTATTATCTGAAATTAAAAAGATATATTGGAACACTATTCAGCCTGAAAATGTATACAAGGCACAGTCTAAATTAATCTCTAAAATTAATAAAAATATTTCATCAAATGTTTTTACAAACTTTGTTCCGAATTATAAAAATTTAGCCAGCATATTTCATATTTTTAATAAGAAAACTGCAGTTAAAAATAAAGTATTGATGGAGAGACAAGTTATACAAAGAATGATGACCACGCCCCAACAACAGAAAAAACAAGATATGCAAATTTCAAATACAACTTTGAAAATTTTTGCAAAGAAGTTTAACAACTCGTATGATGAACTGTTGAATGAACAAAAAGAATTGCTTTCTAAATTTGTTTCTTCTTTTAAAGACAGCGGTCTTGAATTTAAAATATTTTTGAATGAAGAAATCGCAAGACTTAAAGAAGAAATAAAAGAATCTTTAGATGTGGAAAATATAAAAAATGACCCAGAGATGGTTTCGAAGACAAAAAACGTTTTAAAGGTTTTAGAAGATTTTAAAGGACAATATATAACAGAAGGTTTGCTCAAAAAAGTTCTTAAAATACAACAATTGGCCAAAGAGATTAAAGTAAATGATTGAAGAACAAATTAGAGTCGTTGTCAGCGCGCTGGAGCCCGAGAAAGGCCCTATAACTTTGCGCCTTGCGGAACCACCGCCTCCCGACCCCGGGGTAAAACTTAAAGTTGGGTTAGATCCAGATGCCAAAATTAAATTAAGAATTAAAGAGCCCATTAAAGTATATTTAAAAATTAGAAGCTCTTTGTCTGGCGATTATATGATTTTTGATCACCCTCTTTATGATATTGCGATTATGCCCGGTAAAAATAAAATTATAACATTTGTGCGCGGCGATGCTCAAATTGATCCTTATCCCTCACAAAATAAATTTTTTAATTTTTTACGATATAAGGGCATAATATTGGCTGATAGTATTCAGGCGGGTGGTGTTTACGGCTCGTTGGAAGCAACATATCCTGTTAATAATGATATTGATACTCTTGAGGTAATTTTATTAGCAGTTTATGATTTCTTAAAAGAAGAAGCGCCCGATATGATGTCTGTGCTTGATTATGAAAATTCAATAGAAGATTTATATACAGAGCCTTCAGAAGAAGATACGACAGAATATGGCGAAGTTCCTCATGAACTAAAGAAAGGCTCTATTGATCCCGCTTGGCAGCCCTATGGTCTAGTATATAGAATTTAGGAGAATATATGCACCTTTTTTGGTTTATTTTAGCTGCTTTTGGCTTAACACAGATTTTAGTTTATGGTTCAATTTTTAATAAAATAAGGCCAACAAAAGGATTCTTTGGAGAGTTGTTCCATTGTCCAATGTGTTTAGGCTTTTGGGTTGGTGTTTTTCTTTACGGAATTTCTTTTTATACAGAACTATTTACTTTTGAACTAAATTGGGCAAACCCAATTATTTTGGGCAGCTTGAGTTCGGGCACTTCATACGCCCTAAGTATGCTATTTGGAGATGAGGGAATAAATGTCAAACGGAATTAACATTTTTGTTGAAAACCATTGGATGTTACAGCCGCCGCGGCTTTGCAAAGGCGGCT